GACGGCAACATCGAGGAACCCAAACGCAAAATCAAAAAATGAGCAAAACCAAAACCATCCCGCCGCAACCCGAGATCGATCCAATGCTCGGCGACAAAACCCACGCCTATGTGGAGTGGCTTCGCGATTACCACCCAGAACAATTCAAAACGCAATACGCGACCCGCACGACCCACCTCGGCTTTGTCACCGAGGACGGAACCATCGTCAACGCGCCGGTCGAATAACGCTGTTTTGACTGATACCATTTATGGAAGAAACCATCGACACCTCCTCCGAGCAGTCCCTGCTCGATACGGGAGCCGATAGCACCAACGCCGATTCGTCGGCATCGTCGCAGCCCGCTGCGGAAACCCCAACGCAACCCTCAACTGGATGGGTCAATCCCGATGGCACATTCGGAGACAAGTGGCTCGATGCCCTGCCCGAGGACGCCAAGGACTACAAGGACACGCTCTCGAAATACAAGAGCGTCCCCGACATGGCCAAGGCGCTCGCCAATGCCAATCAACTGATCGGAAAAAAGCTCGGAGTCCCCAGCGAGAAGTCCTCACCCGAGGAGGTCGCCGCCTTCCGCAAGGCGCTCGGCGTTCCCGACACGCTTGACGACTACAAATTCGCTCCCGACGCGCTGCCGGAGGGCATGACATGGAACGACGATTTCGCAAAGCCCTTCGCCGAGATCGCGCACAAGCACAATGTCCCACCAGGCGCGATGAAGGCGCTCGCCAACCAGTTCGCGCATTACGAGAAGGTCAAGCTGGAGTCGCTGCAATCCACCTTTGAAAAGCAACGCACCGATGCGGTCGGCACACTCCAAAAGGAATGGGGAAATGATTTCGACAAGAACATCGGACTCGCCAAGCAGGCCGCGAACATGGCCGGGGTCAACGCGAACTCGCATGGGTTCAGCGATCCCGAGGTCGTGCGCGGATTTGTTCGCATGGCGCAGATGATGAGCGAGGACAAAATGGGTCGTGGAATGCAAAGCGCCGAAATGATGACCGGCCAATCCCGAGCGATGGACATCATGCGGAACGCCGAAAACCCGTGGCACAAACGCTACCAAGAAGGCGACCGCGAGGCCGTGTCGCTGGTCAACAGCCTGCTCAAAAACGGGTGACAATTTGCGAGGTAGTGAAAAGGCATCACACCAGTTTCATAATCTGGAATTCCAAGTTCAATTCTTGGCCTCGCTAAAATTTTTTGACTGATACCGCCGGGTGCGGTAAAACACCCACCGTCAGAGCAGACACCTCCTCGTTGAGCCTGCTCCCTCAAAACCCGCAAGCGAAAGACCCCACACGGGACACTCGGAAGCGAAGGGAGCAACCAAACATCAGTTTCGACTGATACCAACTCAACTCAACACAAGGAGAATAAAATGGCAGACCAAAATGGTGTTCTGACGAACATCCCCAATCATTACACGACCCAGTTCGACGCGAACTGGCGTCACCTCGTTCAGCAGAAGAATTCCAAACTTCGCGAATATGTGACCCTCGATTCCATCAACGGAAAAGAGAAATCCTACAACCAGATCGACACCGCCGCGATGGCGTTGATCAACGACCGTTCCGGCGACACGCGCATCAGCGATCAAACGATGCTCAAACGCTGGATTCGCCCGCAGCAATACGACACCGCCAAACTCGTTGACGAGTGGGATGAGCAACTCCTCGGCGAAGTCGTTCTCCCAACCAGCCCGATTGTCCAAGCGCACGGCGCGGCTTATGCCCGCACCTGCGATTCCGTGATCATCTCGGCGCTTGGTGGAACTGCATTCACCGGCGCAACCGGCGTGACCTCCACGACATTGCCTGCTGGCCAAAAGGTCGGTGTGGGCTATGTGGAAACCGGTGCCGCCGCCAACAGCGGACTCACCATCGCGAAACTCCGCCGCGCCAAGTTCATCCTCGACTCCAATGAGGTGGACGAGGAGGAGGAGCGCATCATCGTGGTCAGCGCCAAGCAGCTTCAAGACCTGCTCCGTGACGATAAAGTCACCAGCGCCGACTACAACACGGTTCGCGCCTTGGTGGACGGCACTTTGAATACCTTCATGGGTTTCAAGTTCCGCCGCACTCAATTGCTGCCGGTCGCGACCAATGTTCGCTCGGTTTACGCCTATGTGAAGTCCGGCATCATCCTTGCCGAGCGTGGTCTCAAGACCCACATGGACATCCGCACCGACCTCTCGCACTCCCTTCAAATCCGCTCGGTCGCCAGCCTCGGCGCGACCCGCATGGAAGAGAAGAAGGTCGTCGAGATCGCCTGCGACGAAGCCTAACCCGCAAACCCGCTGGCAGACCGGGAATAGTCTGCCGCCCCTTTTTTTCTGTGATCTGACCGCGCCTCAATGACAGACATCCAAATCTGCAATCTCGCTCTCGCCCGACTCGGTGATTCCCGCATCACCGCGCTCACCGACGCGACCGCACAGGCGCAATACTGCTCGCTCTTCTACGCGCAGACTTTGGAGGAACTCCAGACGGAGTTCGATTGGCAGTTCTGCCGCAAACTGGCATCGCTCACCGCAGACTCCACGGCTCCAGCCTTTGGCTACGCCCGCCGGTTCGCCGTTCCCTCCGACTTCCTGCGTCTCATCCGCCTCAACGGAATCGATGAGGACGAAAACTTTTCCAAGTGGGAAATCGTGGATGGGTTCATCCACACCGACCTTGCGGCTCCCGCGCAGATCGAATACATCGCCCATGTCACCGACGCCGCGAAGTTCCCGGCGGTCTTTATTGAAATCCTTTCCGCGAAGCTGGCCGCGAACCTCGCGATGCCGCTCACCGGCTCGAAAGACCTTTTCTCTCAAATGGCCGAGGTTTTCTCGGCCAACATGCAGCGCCCGGTCGTCAAGGCGCTGATCCTTGCAACCGCCAAGGACCGCCCCTCCTCCGCGCTCACCGAGGACGAACTCTGCCGCCAAGCGATCCTGCGCGTGGGGACTGCCGAGCAGTTCGGCCCCTCCTCGCAGGCGATGCTCCTCGCCAAGTCGCTCTACCCGCAGGTTCGCGATGCGCTCCTCCTTGCCGGGTCATGGACATGGGCGATGAAGGCCACCACGGTCATCGAGACCCTGCCGCGCCCGGAATACAAGTGGGCTTACCGCTACGCGATTCCCGCCGACTGCCTGCGCGTCTTCCGGGTCAACGACTACGACTACTCGACCGGCGACTCGGCATGGGAAGTCTCTGGCAATTTCGTCCTCACCAATGCCGATTCCGGCTCTCCCGCATGGGTGACCGGACGCACCTACGAGGTCGGCAATGCGGTCTCCAACAACGGCGCGGTCTACCGCTGCCTGGTTGCCGGTTCGACCAAGCAACCCGGCGTGTCCGCTACTTGGGCGACCGATTGGGATGTGTGGCTCGGCACGGCGATCACGCTGGAATATGTCCGCAAGGTCACCGATGTCACGGCTTTCGATTCCCTCTTCATCGATCTCCTCACGGCCAACCTCGCCTCCAAGCTCGCCGTTCCGCTCACCGGCGATGCCAACAAGGCCGCGCTCCTCGCGAAGGAAACCGAACTCCTCGGCAAAAGCCCTGCCATGCGCCGGGATTCCACCGAGCGCAAGGGCCGGATCAAGCCTGCGTGGATGTCTTCCAAGCTCGTCTCCTCCCGCAATGGCGGCGATGGGGTCGATGCCGCGCAGGTCAGCGGAGGCGGTCCCGCAGGAGGCGTCAGCTACCCTTCGCTCCTCGTCACCGTGGGATCGGTTACCAACCTACCCACCGGCTCCACTCCCACCGTCACCAACACCGGAGTCAACGACACGGCGGTTCTCAATTTCGGACTCCCCCAAGGCCCAGCGGGAACGGTTCAAGTCGGCACGACGACCACCGGGGCCGCTGGAACCAACGCCAGCGTCACCGCCACCGGCACCCCGGAGAACCGCGTTCTCAATTTCACCATCCCTCGCGGAGACCAAGGCATCCAAGGCATTCAAGGATTGCCGGGAACCACCGGAGCCGTTGGACCCGCGAACACCCTTTCCATCGGCACGGTCACCGCTGGCCCCACCGCTGCTGCCTCGATCACCGGCACCGCGCCCAACCAGACGCTCAACCTCACACTCCAGCAGTCCGCGCTCCTTTCTTCGGCCAAAACCACGCTCACCGGCAACGGCACCCTCCGCACCTTCTCGGTCACCGGCCTCAAATCCTCCGACCCGAACCATGTCATCGTTTCGATCAACGGAGTCGTGCAGGAACCCACCATCGACTACCTCGTCAACCAAGGCGCTGGCACAATCACTTTCACCACCGCGATTCCCAACGGCGCAAAGATCGTCGTCGTCGCCCTTGGTCTTTACTCCCCCACGACCCAGCGCGACCCGGACAACTTCATCCACTCCTTCGCGCTCAACACCGCAGGCACCTTCAGCTACTACGGCCTGCTCCTCAATTCCGACATCCCCGCCACTGGCTCCTCCGCCGCCGTGGCGAAGTGGACCATCACCCGTTCCGCCCTCTCCGCCGACGGAACCGTCACTGCCACCGCCAAGGCGACCAATGTCGCGTGGACCAACCGGGAGACCGCCACCTACGCATGACGACGATCACCGAATCGAATCTCACCCAGCAACTGGACTTGAGCCAGTTCCAGATCGTCTTGCCCGATGACAGCATCAAGCAACTCGTCATCTACCCCTCCCGGGCCGATTTTCCAGAAACCGGCAAAGAGGCCCGCATCTACCTCGCGCAGGATAGCGGCACTCTCTGGCTTTGGAATGGCAGCACTTACCAGCAAGCCGCCGATCTCCCCGCGACTTTTTCCGAAACGCCGCCCGCACACCCTTACACCGGGCAGCGATGGACTACTCCTTTTGATCTCACCACCTACGAATGGTTCGCAGGCGCGTGGGTCGAAAAACCAACCAACAACTAGAAAACACTACTACCATGGCAGCTATCTCCTTCCCATCCAGCCCCGCGCTGAATGACATCCACTCCGTCGGTTCCCGTTCGTGGAAATACAACGGCACCGCTTGGAAACTCGTCCCTCGCACAACCGATGCGGTTGTCGAAGGTTCCAATAACCTCTACGTCACCAACGCCCGCG